CGGTGATCGCGCGTTTCTGCTGAGCGTGGCCGCCGGGGTGATCCGTCCGCAGGAGCGGCTGACGCCGAGCCAGTGGGCCGAGCGGCACCGCGGTGTGGCGGCCGAGTCGAGCCACAGGCCGGGGCCCTGGCGGAACGATGTCACGCCGTACCTGGTGGACATCATGGACGCGGCCGCCAGCGGGCTGTACTCGGATGTGGTCGTGATCAAGTGCTCCCAGGTCGGCGCGACCGAAGCGGCGATCAACGTGCTCTTTGCGTGCATCGACAACGCGCCGGGGCCGGCGATGGTGGTGTACCCGTCGACGGACTTCGCACGCGAGCAGAACCGCAAGAGGCTCATCCCCGCGATTCGCGCCACGCCCAGGATCAAGAACAAACTCAAGAACGCGGGCGCTCTCGATGGCAAGGAAGCCCGCATCGCCGACCTGACCATCGGCCAGAGCACGGTCTTTCTGCGCGGCACGCGGAGCGATGCGGACCTGAAGAGCCTGCCGATCCGCTACCTGATCGGTGATGAGGTTGAGGAGTGGAGCAAGGACGCGTGGGAACTGGCGTGCGAACGGACCAAGACCTTCAAGGACGCCGCGGTGCGGATGGCCGTGTCGACGCCGGGGGCCGCCGATCAGGGCATCGATCGGCTCTACAAGCAGGGGGACCAGCGGACGTATCACGTGCCCTGCCCCCACTGCGGCGAGTACCGCGAGTTGTCCTTCGAGCAACTGGACTGGGAGGGGAAAGACCGTGATGACGTTGACCCCTTGGACGCCGAGCAATCGTGCGTGTACGTGTGCGAGTGCTGCGGGGCGGAGATCGATGAGAAGTACAAGGCGGCGATGATGCGGCGGGGGGTGTGGGTCAAAAAGGGCCAAATGGTCAAATGGTCAAATGGTCAAATGGGAGAAGGGGAAGGCGTCGGGTCCGATGAAGCTTCCTCTGCCCCTCCGGGGCAGGATTCGGATGCGGAGGCTTCCACGGGTTCTGCCCGCCAAGCGCGGGCTGCACCCGTGGCTACATCCCTCGGCCCCTTCGGGGCCGAAGATGCCTTTGCGTTTGCGTGGGAGCGGAGGGAGGCGGGCGGGGAGCGGGCGGGGGTCGTGGGCGAGGGGCCAAGGACGCGGGTGGCGTCGTTCTCAATCTCCGGCATGTATTCGCCGTGGACCACGTGGGCGAGCCTGGTGCACGACTACGTCAAGCTCGGCAAGAACCCGCCGGACAAGTGGTGGGCGGGCATGCTCGGCCGCGCGACGCAGGCCGTGGGGCGGTCGATCGAGCCGGGGAGCATGAAGGCGCACTGCCTGAGCCTGGCCGATGGCGGGTACCGACGCGGGACGGTGCCGCGCGGATGTTTGGCGCTGTTCGCGGGCGTGGATGTGCAGGCCGACCGGATCTACTACGTGGTGCGCGGGTTTGGCGCAGAGGGGCGGTCGAGTTGGCTGATCGACTACGGCGCGCTCGAGGCCGGCGATCGGCACGCGCTGGTCGGCGCGATCGAGCGGGTCAAGAGCCGGCGGTACCCCTTGGTCGACGGGCATGAACTGGCGGGCCTGCAGGGGCTGCGGTACACACTTGAGCGGCCCGAGGGCATGATCGAGCGAGTTGGCCTGCCGATCATTGATCTGGCCGTGGACTCGGGCGACCGGACCAGCGAGGTGTACGCGGCGTGCGACCAGACGGGGGCGCAGGCGGCCAAGGGCATGAGCGAATCACGGCCGGGGCTTGTGAACTTCCGCATGAGCCAGATCGGCGGGGCGGGCAGGGGTGCGGCGGGGCGCGCTGCGCCGAGGCTGCTGCTGATGGTTGGTGGCAGTTACTACAAAACGATGATCGTTGGCCACATGGCCGCGGCGCCGCCGACGGCGGCACGGGATGGCTCAGACAGGCTGAGCATCGAGGCCGACAAGCAGCGGTGGTGGTGGCCGGCGTACACCGCCGACCGAACCGAGCCGGGGGGCACGGTCCGCAGGGGCGACAATCACGACCGGTACTGGCACCAGGTGACCGCCGAGCGGCAAGTGGTGGCGACGGACCGGTACGGCCGCGCGATGGCGGTGTGGGAACTGCGCGAGGGGCGGAAGGACAACCACCTGCTGGACTGCGAGGTGTATGCCTGCGCGATCGCGGACAGAAACGAGGTGCGGACGTTCACGCGGCAGATGGCGGTGGAGCTGTATCAGGAGGAGCGTGGGTGAGGCGTTCACGGGCTGCGCCCGGGAAGCGCGGGCTCCACCCGTGGCTATTGGGGGGCAGGCCGCGGCCCCGTTGGGGCTGAAGGCGGGCGCCCCCTCCGCCTCCCAAATGACACTTGGGACTCGGCACCTCCCCCGCCGAGCGGGGGAGGTGCGAAGAGCGCGATGAGACATAGAAATGCACCACCGGCGCACATGGGTAGAGGCCATGGGCGAAGCAACCGGCGACAACTCGGGTGGGCTGCTGCTGCCGGGGGCGGCGGAGTTGCCGCCGCCGGGAATGGTCGGCGCGGGCAAGCTGGCCAAGGCGCTGGGCGTGACGCGCATGACGATCACGAACTACGTGCGCGACGGCATGCCGCACACGGTGGCCAGCGGGCAGAGGTGGTTCGACCAGGCCGCGTGCGTGGCCTGGGCAAAGACGAACAAGGCGCACGCGGTGGAGGCGTCGACCGCGCACCACGGCGGGATTCGCGGCGGGGCCGGACGCAAGGCCGGGCTGAACGTGCGGGGCGTGCGGCGTGCGTCCGGCGTAGCCGGGAGCGTGGCCGGGCGTGTGAATGGGCGCGGGGGTGGCCGTGGTCGGTCGACCGCAGCCGGTGAGCCGGGGCAGGCCTTTGACCAGTCGCCGCTGGGGCAGGCTGTGCGCGAGGCCGCCATGGAAGCGGCCGAGCAGGGCGAGGGCTTGAGCCTGATGCGGATCTTGAACGGGCGATCGATCAGCGACCCGGGCGTGCTGAATGAAGTGATCGGCCGGGTGACCAGGGCCGACGCGGAGAACCTGCGGGCGCTGATCGAGGCCAGCAGCAAGGACATGGCCATGAAGGCCAAGCGCGGCGAGCTGGTCGACCGTGCGGCGGCGGCGGCGGCGATGCAGGAGGTGATCACCGGGCTGGTGCACGCGATCGACGGCCTGCCGCAGAGGCTGGCGGACCTGGCACAGATCGGCCTGCCGCCGGTTGCCGGCGATCGCGGCCAGAGCGCCGAGCCGATGGACCCCATGAGCGTGGCCCGGCTGCGGGCCGCGGCCGAAAGACTGGTTCTGGAGATCCGCCAGCGGGCGGCGGCGGCGCTGCAGGAGCGGAGCGGAACAGGAGCGGCGGCGGGGGGGGCGGCGGTGATGGCGGACGCAGCGACGGAACAGGAGGCGGCATGATGTGGCAGTACGCGGACTGGCGGGGGTACTCGAGCGATGCCGAGCGGCTGGCGCGGCTGCGGCTGCACATCGTCGAAGTCACGCAGAAGATCGGGCCGGATGTCAGCGGCGGGAACATGAGCGTGGCCAGCGGTTCGCTGACGAGCCTTCTGAACATGCTTATCGAGGAAGAACGCATGCTGGCGGCGGTGGTCGGTGATGGAAATGGCGGAGGGGGCGGGACGTACGTGGTGGTGTGACAAAGCTCGAAGCTCAAAGCAGCAGAGCAGCAAATCAGCAGAGCAGCAAAAAGGAAACAAGCATGGCACGCAAGGGCAATAAAGACGTGAACGCGGCGGCGGCCTCGACGCTGAGCACGACAAACCGCAGCGGCTCGGCGGAGACGCCGGTGGGTGATGGTGGGCTCGACGCCGGGGCCGGGGATGAGACCGCGCCGTTTGATGCTGGTGCGGGCGCGCGTGCGAGCGGTGCCGAGGTGGAGGATACCGAGCTGGATGTTGAGACCGATGTTGAGCTGGATGCGGCCGCGGAGGTCGATGCGCACGATGCCGATGAGCACGAGCGGTCCGAGCGTGCGCGGGCCGAGCGGGCGGGGCAGATCCGCACGCGGCTGAACCAGATCGGCCAGCCGGTCAAGGTGCTCGACGACATCAAGATGCGCCGGGCTGAGGTCCACTCTCGCCGCCAGCGTGTGATCGAAGAGCTCGAGGCCGAGGCGCAGGAGATCACCCGCGAATACGAGCGGCAGGAGCGGGAGATCTTCCAGCCGCTGGTGGCCGAGCGGTACGCGCTGGAGGCGGAACTGCGCAGACTTGAGGGCTGAGCGGCCGCGGGAAATCGGCAAAGCAGCAAAGGGCAAAGCGGCAGAGCAGCAAAGGGCAACGCAGGAAAGGGACGAACGCGATATGGCCAGCAAGCCCAGCAACAGGCCCACCGGCAAGGTGGCGACGATCACGCGCGCGCGCGTGGATGCCAGCGTGGCGAGCCTGCGAGCCGACAAGGCCGAGGCGGAGGCGCGGTCGGCTCTTGCGCGGGCGCAACTTGAGTCGGTCAGGCAGTGGCGCAGGGCCGCACCGGGCGCGGCCATGAACGCGTCGGCGTCGTTCGGCTCGGCCGGCCGAGGCTCCGCACCGTACACCGAAGCGGATCTGTCGAGCGGTCGCAAGGATTCGCCGCCGATCAATGCCGCGGGCGGACGCATCGCCCGCGAGACGCGAAGGAGCGCCGTGGCCCGGGCCGCACGCCAGGCCTACCGCACCACCACGCTCGCGCCGCTGCTGATCGACAGCGCGGTGGACTTCCTGCTGGGTGATGGGCTGTACCCGCAGACCGTGCTGCCGCAGGGCCGGACCGAAAAGGCCCGGATGATCGAAGACCTGTTCATCGAATGGGCCGAGAGCGCCGAGCACACACGGCGGTACGGCTGGGGCGGCCTGCAGCGGGAACTGCTGCGCTCGGCGTACCTCGACGGCGATGTGCTGGGCGTGCTGGTGGCCCAGGGCGACGATCCGATGGTCGGCCGGACGGTGCAGATGGTCGAGGCCCAGCTCGTGCGAGACGGGCCAAGGCCGCAGAGCCAGGATCTGCCCGCCGAGGGGCTGGAGCTCGATAGCGACGGACGCGTGCTGCGCTACCGCGTGGCGGTGTTCAAGGACGGAGCGCCCAGCGGTGTGGACATCGCGCGCGTGGATGCACGCGGCGCGGTGTTCCTGGCCAACGTGGATCAGATCAGCCAGTACCGCGGCATCAGCGCGCTGCGCGGGATGATCGACCGGATCATCGGCGCCGACGATATGTTCAGCTCGTACATCCGCGCGTGCGACCTGACCAGCCGGCTGGCGGCGTTTGTTTCTTCGCGCAGGCCGGAACTGACCAGCAAGCTCATCGGCGCGCCCAAGGCGGCGGCCAGCCCGACAAGCCCCAAGACAACGGAGATTCCGGCCGGCAGCGTGCACTATGTCGGCGAGGATGTGACCGTGAGCATGCCGCAGAGCCCGTACCCGGCCGCGTCGTTTGACGCGAGCCTGCGGATGCTCCTGCGGGTGCTCGGGGCACGCATGGGCCTGCCGCTGGAGGTGCTGCTTTTGGACGCCAGCCAGAGCACCGCCTACGCCGGACGCACGGCGGTGATGATGGCGATGCGGCAGCGGCGGATGATGCTCGCGCACTTTGTGCGGACCGTGTGCACGCCGATCTACCAGTGGCGGCTGCGCGAGTGGGCACAGGCGGGCGTGATCGACCTGAGCCAAGAGGAACTGGCCTACGCGCTGAGCCCGATGGGCGTGCGTTGGATCGGCCTGCCCATCGGCCAGTTTGACCCGGAGAAGGAAACGGCGGCGCTGGTGGCGGCGATCAACGCGAACCTCATGAGCAAGCGCGAAGCGGCCGAGCAGCTGGGCGGGCGCGACTTTGCCAGCGTGGCCGCCGAACGCAGCGAGGAGAAGCAGATCGAGCGCGAGCTGGGCATCGAGCCGGTGCTGATGCCGGGGCAGGCCGCTGGCGGCGAAGCGCCGCCAGCGTAAATGGGCAAATGGTCAAATGGTCAAATGACCAAATAAAGGCACCCCCTCCGCCGCCCGGATGACATTTGGGCCGCGGCACCTCCCCCGGTGGCCAATCTGACATTGGGCGGGGGAGGATCTGTTGATGCCGGGGCCGGTTTGGCGGTGGGACATAGAAATGCTCCACGGGCGCACATGGGTAGAGGGCCAATAGCGAATGCACATGCACTGGACAATCCGTGCCGCGGCTGCGATGAATAAGCCGTGGATGCTCGAGGCGAGCGTTGACATGGCCGCGCGGGCGATGCTGCGCCGGGTCGCCCTTGGCGAGGTCGATGTCAGCGGCGGCATCCGCCTAAACGCGATGATGCGAGACGCTGGACGGTCTGTGCGGAGCAAACGAGCCGGCCTTGATCACGCGAGCGCGGATGCTGGCCCGGCTGCTGGACCGGCTGTTGGCCCGGCGGCCTGGCACGACGATGGTGGCGCAAGCGCGCCCGAGAAGCAGGCCCTGAGCACCTACGCGGGACGCGAGTACTGGTCGCTGGCCGCGCCGAGCGTGCAGGGCTCGACGCTGGTGATCCCGCTCAGCGGGCCGCTGGTGCGCAAGGTCGAGGACGCGATCGACAGCAACGGAAACGCGTTTGCATCGGCGTACGAGGACATCGCCGCGGCGATCACGGCGGGGATCGAAGACCCCCGGATTGGCGAGATTCTGATGGTGGCCGATTCGCCCGGTGGCGAAGCGATAGGGTGTGACCCGCTGGCCGAGAAGATCAGGGCTCTGCGCGATCTCAAGCCCATCGGCGTGATGTGCGCGGGTTGGTGCATGAGCGCCGCGTTCTACCTGGCCTCTGCCTGCACGCCCGGGCTGTTCATGCTCACCAGCGATGCCGAGGTCGGCAACATCGGCACGGTGCTGCACTGGTACGAGGACTTTGAGGCGATGGCCATTGCGGGGATCAAGCCGCAGACGGTGGCCAGCGCCGAAATCAAGAAGCTCTGGCGCGAGCCGCTGACCGATGCGCAGCGGGCGGCGCTCCAGGAAGACATCGACGCCATGGGCCAGCAGTTCACACGGGCGGTGGCCGCTGGCCGCGGCGTGAGCGTGGAGATCGCCCAGGGCTGGAGCGGCAAGCACTGGTACGCCGGTGCGGCAGCGGTGGCCACGGGGCTGGCTGATGAAGTTGTGACGGATATGACGGCGGCGCTGACGCGGCTGCGGGCGGACCGCGGCCAGCGCGGCGGCAACGCCGGGAGCACCCAAGGGGCCGCGCAGCGCGGCAGGAAAGGACAGATCATGGCGATCACACTGGAAGGACTCAAGAAGCTCGACGGCGGCGAAGAGCTCATCGGCCAGATTCAGGCCGATGCGGTCAAGAACGCGCCCGCCGCGGCACAGGACAAGCCCGCGAGCATCGGCGAACTCAAGAGCGCGTTTGCGGGCGAGGCGGAGTTTGTGCTCGGCCAGGCGGAGCGCGGCGCGACGATGAGCCAGGCCAAGGCGGCCTTTGCCGATGTGCTCGGTGAGCGGCTCAAGGCGGCGCAGGCCAAGAACGCGGAGCTGCAGAGCAAGATCGACGCGGGGGTGAAGAAGGCCGCATCGACCGCCGCCCAGGGGCATGGATCGCCCTTGAGCCTGGCCAAGGATGGCCAGGGCCCGCAGGGCAACGCCAGCGGCGGCGTGGGGGGCGATGGCCATGAGCACGCCAAGGGGACGACCGAGCGGGCCGAAGGCCTCATCCGCACGGCGTACGCCAAGAAGGCCGACTTTGCCGCCGCCTGCGCTGAGGCCAAGAAGGTCGACGCGGCCGGGTATCGGCTGCTCGGTCCCGCCGCCCTGACGCGGTTGCAGCAGGAACTCATCGGCTGACCAAGGCCGAGCGGCAAGAGCCTTTAAGAAACGGGCAACGACATTCAACGGCACCGGCCACGGCCCCAGAGGCGGCACGGGACCGGTCGCCGCACACGCACACACGAGAAGGAAAGGAATCGCATGAACGTGACCGACACGATCAAGGGAACGGCCGCCGTGGCCATCCCGCAGTTTCGCCTGGGCCGCATCAGCGCGGCGGGGACGATCACCCTCAACGGTGCCGGCCAGGTGCCGCACGGGATCAACATCGGACCGACGATCGCCGCGGGCGCGGCCGGTGACCTCTGGCCGCGCAGCGTGCCCGGCGCAACGCTGGTGACCGCCTCGGGCTCGATCACGGCGCTGAGCCTGATCTACCCCGACGCCGCGGGCAAGGTGACCGCCACGCCGACCGGCGATGCCATCGGCCTTGCCCTGCAGACGGCCAGCGGCGACAACGCGCAGATCGAGGCGATCCTCTTCGACAACGACGGACGCACGACCCTGTACGCCGGTCCGGCCACGGGCGCGGCGGCCAACAGCGTGACGATCAACGTCGGCCAGCCGACCAACCGCACGCGCTTGCAGGTGCAGGTGCGCAGCAACGCGGGCCTGGATCGCGGCGCGCTGACGGTCACGACCAGCGGCAACAACGTGACCATCGCCGCTGGCACGCTGGCGGCGACCGACGAAGTGCTGATCATCCAGCACTGAGAACAACCCACGACCCATCAGGGGCCGCGGGGACGCCAAGGACGGCGTCCCCGCGGCCGTGCCCGATATGACGCGAAGAACACAACGGCCCGCCGGTGCGGGTAGAACGAACAAGAAAGGACTCTGACCATGGCATTTGTCCCCGCAAACGGCGGCCTGATCCGCCCCGACCTTGACGGTGAGATCCGCAAGTACAGCCTGCTGACGCAGGGCGCGGTCGCGCTGTCGATCTTCCCCGCGCTGGTGGTCGAGAACACCAACGGGCAGATCCCGATCACGCCCACGGCCGTGTACAGCCAGGGCATCAGCAGCGCCAAGCGCGGATACGGCGGCAGCGCCATCCGCATCGAGGGTGCGCAGGAGTTCCTGTCCTACGACCTTGAGGAGTACAACCTCGAGCTGGCCCTTGACGAAACCAAGTTGCGCGGCCAGACTGAGCGCATCCGCGATCAGGCCGAGCGGCAGGCCGCCGAACTGACCGCGCTGCACGTGGTCCGGGCCTACGAGCAGAACACCTGCGCGTACCTGAACAACGACACGAACTTCCCGCCGTCGGGAACCACGGGCGTGACCGTCGGCACGGCCTGGACCGATCCGGCCGCGGACATCATCGGCACGATCCTGACCGGTCTGGACACCGCCGAGAAGGCCAGCGGCGGCATCCGCCCCAACACGCTGACGATCAGCCAGGACCTTGTCCGCCCGATCAGCCTCAACACCGCCGTGAGGGCGACGTTTGCCGGTGGCAACGCCGGACGCAACCCCACGCGGCTGACGGCCGAGCAGATGGCCGAGATCTTCCGCGTGGATCGCGTGAACATCGCGGGCATGCTCCGCAACAACGCCAGCCGCGGACTGTCGCCGGTCAACCGCCGCGTCTGGGATCGCCAGTACGCGCTGCTGACGTACACGCCCACAAACGTGAGCCCCGACTCCTTCGGCGCTGAGCCGCAGTTCGGCCGCACGCTGATCCACCTGAACCAAAACGCGCCCGTGGGCGGCGATTCGCTGGGCAGCCAGGACATCCTTGGCATGTCGGTGGTGATGTACGAGCGATTCGAGGGCGCCCACAACCGCCTGATCGGCGCGATGCAGACGGCTCTGCCGCTGGCGATGAACATCGAGGCGTCGTTCAACATCAAGGGTGTGATGGCGGCCGAGTAAATCGGGCCGCATCTGCAACTTCTGCACCAACCACTTCTGCACCGACCACTTCTGCACCGACCACTTCTGCACCCCCCACGGGGTGGCGTCCGGCTCCATGCCGACGCCGCCCTTTTGTTGATTCTGGCAGCAACGCAAAGGAACATGCCATGAGCAATGTCAGGATGATGATGATGGCCTTGGCCCTGATGATGATCGCCGCGGCGGCGATGATTCTGCCCGCGTGCGTGCAGACGGCGGTGGCGCCGGGGACGCGGGCGCAGATCGACGCGGCCACCGGACGCGTTGAAAACTCAAGCCCCATCACCATCGGCGGGGTGTTCGAGCCCGATGGACGCGAGACGCTCCAATCCACCGGCACCGGCCCGGCCGGATACGCCGTGGTCAACGACCAGGAAGCCCGCTGGTGGGCGCAAAACCAGACCCAGCGCACGCTGTACACGCGAAGGCTCCCCGATGGCACGCTCATCGGCAACGTGGCCAGCGGCACGGACATCAACATCAGGGCCGACAACGCCAAGGTGGACCCCAAAACCGGGATCATCGACCTGAAGGGCTTTGCGCTGACAACCACGGCCAGCGAGCCGACCAGGGCCAGCAACGAGGCTTATGACCGGCTCGTGGCCTACTGGGTCAAGCTCAGCGAGGACCAGCGGGCGCTGGTGATCGAGCAGCTCAAGGCCCAGGGCGAAGTCGGCCAGATGATCGGTGATGTGCTCGGCCAGGCGATCCGCACGGCCGCGGGCGCGCCGTGATTCCTCTGCCCCTGCCGGGGCAGGACCAAGCGTGATGAGACATCCACGGGTTGCGCTGCGATGCACCCGTGGCTACACACCTCGGCCCCGTTGGGGCCGAATACAACATGCGGAGGATGGCGATGACGATCAGCGGGAAGAGCCATCAGGAGAAGCCGGCGGTGGTGCTGAAGGTGCCGCAGGCCGTGCTCTTGATGTGTATCGCGGCGGCGCTGGGGATCGGCGGCGGGCAGATCCCGTCGGTGCTCGGCCAGGGCGGGCAGACCAGCGCCACCAGCGAACGCGAGCTCGAGTCGATCAGCACGACACTCAAGGCCGTTGAGACCAAGCTGCAGAAGGTCAGCGATGACCTGACGGCGGTGCGGGAGAGGCTCGGCCGAATGGAAGGACGGGCGGAGAGGAATGAGCGGTATCTGAAGGCAGAGTGACGCAGTGGCGCAGTGGCAGAGTGGCAGAGGGAAAAACAGCAAAGGGCAAAGCGGCAAAGGGAGACGCCCCCTCCGCGGACTGGATGACAGGTGGCGCGCGGCACCTCCCCCGGTGGCCAATCTCACAGTTGGCGGGGGAGGAGCTTGAAGAGCCGGGGGCCGATGGCCGATGGCCGGGGGCCGATGGCCGGTTCTGATTTGGACATTTGACCATTTCCGAGGTGTGCTCGATGCGGACTGTTCTGCGCAATCTGACGGCGGCGGTGGTGTCGCTGGTGGTGTTCGCGGCGGCGATGGTGTTCGTGCTGCTGGTGCCTTCGGCGGCGGCGCAGAATCGGCTGGTGATCGGGACGCTCGGTGCGCCGCCTGCGCCGGGGACCGTGGCTGAGCTGGACTACGTTGAGGCGGCGATCGAGCTGATCCTGCGGCGGACGCCGATCACGGCTCCCGGGCGCTCGGTGCGGTTTGTGCGATTCGATGCCAACGGCTCGGCCACCGGGGCGATCAGCGGCGGCGGCCGCGATGGGCTCACGCCCGCGACGGCCTACGGGGTGCGGCACACGGCCGACCTGCGGTCGCTGATGGCCAGCGTGACCAGCGGGCCGAACTGGACCTGGTACCTGCGCCGCGGCGATACGCTGCGCGTGGACACGGGCAACCTGGCCGGCTCGCAGATCGATCTGCCGGCGGTTGACAACTTCAGTTTCTCCTCGTACATCGACCCGGCGCTGACGGCCGGCACCCACACCGCGGGCGACCGCGCACGGCTGCCGCAACTGCGCGGCACGCTGGCCCCCTACTCCGGCGACTGGACCGCCAGCACCGCGATCAACGCGGCGTACACGGCGATCTGGCACCGGACCGAGAGCAATGTGGTGTACCACGTGCTCTACGCCGAGACCGACCCGGTCGACGGCCGCGCGTACGGCTTGGGCACAAACACGATCCGCTGGTACGGGCGGCTGGCCGCGGGGACCACGCTCGATACGGCGCTGACGGCGATGCAGGCCGACGCGGGGCAGGACAGCGCCGTGTACGACACGACCAACCAGCGGCTCTTTGTGCGGCCGCGGGCGGCCCGGGCCACCAACTGGGCGACGAACAGCCGCGTGGAAGCGGTGGTGAGCACCACGCGCGGGATCAGCACGAGCAACGTCAACAACGTGCGCATCGACTCGATCGCGGCGATCGGCTGGGGGATGAACAGACCCGACGGCGTGAGCCAGGCCTACGCCATACACCTGACGCATCACCAGAACAACGTGGCGGCGGTGACAAACTCCATCGCGGCCTACACCGGGCACCACGCCTACGGGCAGCTTGTGACCAGCGCGGGACTGACCGGGGGAACCACGCTCTGGCAGGGCAACTTCTCGGGCTGGACGCAGGGCGACCAGACCGGCAACAGCACCACCGCCGTCTGCTACACCGAGGGCGGACGCAATGAGGTGATCTACGCCGATGAGCGGCTGGGCTTCGGAAACCTGATGAGCGTCAACGGCGGGGGCAGCAGCGGCACGGGCACGACCGCGGCGCCGATCGGCGTGGCCTACGGCTGGTACAGCCACGCGGGCGCATCGGCACCGGGGCCGGACCTGTCCATCATCTACCGCTGCCGCATCGACACCGAGGCCATGGCGGCGGGTGGATCGTTCGTGGCCATCGGCGGGAGCGACCCGCGCGGCAACGCGGCGCGGCCGAACCCCGAACTGGCCACGAGCTGGCGGAGCCGCGTGATCCAGAGCACCCAGCCACCCGGGCCGCTGGCGGCGCTGATCACCACCACCGACACGGCCTTTGTCAGCAGCCGCATCGCCGCGAGCATGGCCCCGTCGCCCGCATCGGTCCTGGCGAGCTTTGCCGGCGGGAGCACGAACAATGTGCTCTACCTGGCCTGCGAGATCGCGCTGGACTTTCGCACGCGGACCGGAACGGCCGACACGTTCTTTGCCGCATTCACCGTCGGCACCACGCCGGGCGGTGATCCGGCGATCATCTTCAGCCACTGCGCCGTGACGTTCAAAGGCCACCGCAACCAGAGCATGCACCTGCTGCTGAGGCAGCGGACCAGCGCGGGGCTCTTTGAGCGCGTGACGGCGACCAACACGGCCTTTACCTTTGAAGGGGTGTACGCGCTGAGCGTGGACACCAACGGGACGATGATCCGCAACCGCGCACCGGCCGTCGGCGGCACGGGCGGCCAGGAGTTCAACGGGTACTTCGGCAATCGAGACATCGACAACATCATCTCCGCCGGGACCAACGAGTTCTTCGGGATCAACAACACACGATCGCCGACGCTGCTGGGCAGCCCGTTCATCACCGGCAGCACGTTTGTGCGCGGCGGTGTGCCGTACATCCGATGGCTGAGGCCCGGGGTGGACCTTGACGGGAGGCCGGCGGATATGGCGTGGATCGGGCCGAGCGTGCCGAGGCGGGCGCCGGGGAGGCAGTGACGGGGCGGGAAGTGGCACAGTGGCAGAGTGGCGCAGTGGCGGAGTGGCAGAGGCAAAGGCGGAGGCACCCCCTCCGCGGCGAAGACGCCGCACCTCCCCCGGTAGGAACAGGGGGAGGAGCGAAAACAGAAACGGAGCGACCATGAACAGGGTGGCGATTGTGGGCAACGTGCTGGCGGCCGATACGGCGGCGGCGCTGACGCCGCGGCAGATCGGTGATGTGACGCGGCAGGATGTGCTGGCGGCGCTGATGCCGGCCAACGCGGGCGGAGCGCGGCAGGTGCGGCGCGTGGACATCGACCGCAACGGGCCCGAGGGGCCGCGGGCGATGCTCAAAGTTCGCGCGGCGATGGACGGCGTGAACGACACGGGCGTGCGTGTGGCGATCTGGGCCATTCAGCAGCGGGCCGGACCAGCGGCCGCCGGTGGCCGAGACGGAACGATCAGCCTTTTGGGCACCGCGACGGTGACCACGGGGACCGTGCTGGTCGGTGCCAGCGGCGGAGATGGGCAAATCCCAAACTCATACCGATGGGCCAAGTTCATCGACTTTGCGCCGTCGCCCGAGTACCAGGCGGACCTGGCGGCGATGGGCCGCGGCTCGCCGGTGGCGATCGACCCCGCGGCAGGCGGCACTGGGCTGGAGTTGACCACGCCCGCGGCGCTGATCCTGCCCGCGCCCAGCGGCGCCGAGGCGCTGCTGGTCGAGGCCTTCGCCGCGGCCAGCGGCAGCACGGCGGCGGCGGTGGCGGTGGAGGTGGGGAGCGTGTGACGCGGGGAAGTGGCGGAGTGGCGCAGTGGCAGAGTGGCGCAGTGGCGTGGGAAGGAGTCGCGCTTGGATGCTCAACTGGCGGCGTATCTGCGCGGGGAGGTGGCGGCGGTACTGGGGCGGACCGTCACGCTCAAGGGGCGCATCGCCAGCGGGCGGATGAACATCGAGCAGGGCACGATCGGCGGGACCGACGTGAGCCTGAGCGTGCAGGCGGTGCGGGGAGAGGAGAGCCTGATCTATGCCGGCGGCGGCATGGGCGGGGCGTCGCGCAGGAGCTCGACGATCGAGTACACGGTGCTGCTGGCCGACCTGAACCAGGACGGCACGCAGTACCGGCCCGAGCGAGGGTGGACGCTGATCGACGGTGATATCACGCGGCACATCGCCGACGCCAGGAGCGTCAGCGACGGCAAGTTTCTGGTGCTCTCAACCACCGGGCCCAAGGCCGGGTAAAAGCAAAGGACGCACGCGATGGCGATGATGGATCACGCCGGACTCTACAAGGCGCTGGTGGAATATCTCATGGCTACGGCCAAGGTGCTGGCCAACGCCGGGCACCCCGAGGAGGTCTTTGCCGAGTACCTGCCCCTGATCGGATGCCAGCCGGACCCTGATGCGGATGTTGGTGATGGCGATCCGTCGGACCAGGACCACGAGGGAGCGGCGCCGATCCCCGGCTCGTGGATCAGGATCAACGGCGTTTCGTACACCGCCACGCGGCACGGGGCCACGCCGCCCGATGCGCAGGGCAATGTCAACGTGAGCATGAGCGAGGTGACGGTCGAGCTCGAGGTTGTGACGCCCAGCGGACGCAGCGGAGGCTCGCCCGCTGAGAGCCAGAACCAGCAGCAGCGCAGCGCGTGGCGGCACCCGCAGGCGGTGCAGACGCTGCTGCGGGCGCTGCTGGCCATGGGCTCAAGCAGACAGCCCCCCGTGCCCGCGGCGGACTTTGCCGTGGCCTCGTGCGTGCGGGCGACGGTCGCCGATGCGCACGACCGGGCGGGGCTGACGGAGGTGACGGTGATTCAGGCGGCGTTCCAGGTGGGATGAGCGGGCCGAGAGGCCAAAGCAGCAAAGGGCAAAGCAGCAAATCGGCAAAGGCCAGAGCAGCAAAGGGCAGAGCAGCAAAGGGCAGAGCAGCAAACAAAGGAGCATGAACCATGGCGGCCAAGAACTCGGGCAACAACACGCACTTTAACTCCGGCGGCAAGGTCGAGATCAAGCCCGCGGGCTCGGGCACGTTCGAGGAGATCCTCGGCGTGGTGCCGCAGAGCCTGCAGATCACCGAGCCCGGCCCGCGCGAGTACACCGATGAGCAGTACGGCGTGCTTGGCAGCACCTACGTGCTCGGCCAGCAGGAAGGGGAGCTGACGCTGGTGATCAAGGTCACCACGGGCACCTTCAGCGGGACCGACAACGCCGTGGCGGCCCTGCGCCCGGCCCACACCGCCGCGGGCCTGCGCTCGGAGGTGGACCTCCGCATCACGCGCTTGGCGTACTTCGGCGCAACCTCGGGCGTGACGCAGACCTTCGCACGCTCGCGCGTGACCAACGCGGGGCTGAGCAGCTCTACCGACAGCCACGACACCTGGACGCTGACGATCCGGTGCAAGAACATGCCCGCGATCGAGGACGCTTGGGACGCGACGGCGTAAGGGGGGGGTGGGAAGGGCAAAGGGCAAAGGGCAAAGCAGCAAAGCAGCAAAGGGCAAAGCGGAAAGGAATGGGCGCGATGTTCAGTTTGGCGGGATTTGCGCGGGCGATGGCCAGCGAGGCGGTGCCGATCGGCGGGTGCTCGGTGGTGCTCAGCGGGCTGAGCGCCCGCGATGTGGCGGCGGTCGAGAACGCCGTGGGGGCGATCTACGACGCGGCGGCGGTCCGCAAGGGCGCCGGGGCCGGGGCGGCCGGGCCGTCCAGAAGCCGCGCCGACCACAACCTGACGCTCATGGCCGCGCGGGTGGCCGTGGCGGGGAAGATGTGCGACGCGCAGGTCAACGGCGGCAAGCCGTGGGCCACCGGCGACAGCCCCGAGGCCCTTGGCGAGCTGGCCGAGAGGTTGCTCGGACTGGTCACGGCCCAGGAACTGCAGGACGCGTTTGTGCGGCTGGTCGGGCTCGAGGCCGGGCCGACGACGCTGGGTGCGCGCAAGGCCAGGGACCGGGCCGCGGCGGCGGCGATCATCGGCCAAATGCTCGATGACCCGCTCTTTGCCGCGGGCCAATCGCCTTTGGCTCAGGCGGCCGAGGCGATCTGCCGCGATGCGGCCCAGGAGCACGCCTCAAGCCCGCAGGAGGCGGCCCGGGCCGCGACGCACAGGCTGCTGCGGCACCTGCGAGCGGCCCTTGAGGACACCAGCGGCGCGGCGCTGGGCAGGGAGCAGCAGCTGGGGCTGGTGGGAAACTGATCCGCTCGGGCCGCGGCGAGCAGAGGCAACGACCGACCGCGGCGGAGGCCGACGATGAACGGCTCCTGGGCCTTGTCGGCAAGGCCGATGCGGGCCTGGCGTACACCGGGCTGTACATGCACCTGCGGGTGTGCGAGCGATTTGCGATCGACCCGAGGGAGATCGACGCCTTTGAGCCGGGGCTGCGCGAGCAGCTTGTGGCCTTTGAACTTGTGCGCATGACGCAGGAAGCGGGCAGGCCATGAGCACCGGGGCGATGGTTGTACGCGTGAACGTGCGGCCGCTGAAGGAGCGGATCGAGTTTGCGCGGCGGAGGATCCCCGGCGCGCGTGTGGAAGCGATGCGGATGAGTTTCCGCACGGCGATGCGGGCGGTGCTGGCCGTGAGCCCGCGCGACACGATGCGGTACAGCCGCGCGTGGGCGATGGCGGGCAACCAGGCGGGCATCGGCCCGTTTCCCGTGCCGGAGGTGCGCAAGAGCCGCTTTGCCGAGCAGTGGGCCGATCGGCTGGCGGTGCAGGTTGTCGAGCGGTGGAAGGAACTGCAGGTGGCGCGCATGGCCGTGGACAAGACCGAGCGGAGTTTGCGGTCGGCCGAGGCGACGATCGCCCAGGGGCGGCGGTCGAGCGCGATGCAACTGCGGCTGCGGGAACTGCGGACGCGGCTGACCAAACTGCGCAAGTGGGAAGAGGACGCGGACGATCGGCACCGGCGGAGCCGGACCGAGCTTGATCTGTACATGGCCAGCGGCGGGCAGGGGGTGCTGATCTTCGGCAAGACGCGCACCAGGAGCGGCAGGCCGAGGCTGACGACGGTGCGGGCCAAGGTCTACGGCGGAGTCGGCAGAGCCGAGCACACCCCGGAGCGGAGCACGATCATGGTGTCCAACCGCGAGCCCCACGCGCGGATCGTGGAGTTCAAGAAACGGCTGGCGCAGAAGGCCGCGGCGCTGCTGCGGCAACTGGGGATCACCACCGGACGCAAGGCGATCTTGGCAAGCATGAACGCGGGAGCACCACGATGAGCGATGTGCGGATTGTGGCGACGATGGACGATGCGGATGTCGTGCGCGGGCTGCGGCGCGTGCAGACGACCGGCGAGATGTCCGCACGCACGCTGAATCAGTCGTGGATCATGGCCGGTCGCGCGTTCGGTGTTGCCGGCGGTGGCGTGGGCACTCTTGCGGCGATGACGGCCGTGGCGATCAGGATGACCCGGCAGTATCAGGAGCAGTATGCGGAGTTGCTGCCCAAGGTCGATCAGCTGTCCGCAGCAAGCAGCAGGCTCAGCCGGAACATCGGCGGTGATCTGGCCAGGAGCTACGCGATTGCAGGCGGTGCAGCGGCCGGGTTCCTGGACTATCTCAATCGTGTGTATGAACGCGCCGTGCAGACGACTGTGCAGATCGGATTAGGGTTGGTCGGCGACGAGGGCGATCCCAGCGGCATTGTACGGAGCACGATTCAGTCGCTTGAGGCAAGGGCCGATCGGCTGCGCATTGAGGCCCGCAAGGAAGAGCTGGCCCTTGAGCAGAAGATCCGCGAGGCACGCGCCCGCGGCGACGAGGATACCGCCGCGGCGCTGGCCTCTCAGCTTGACCTGATGCGGAGGCAGCAGGCGATCGCCCAGGACAAGGGGCTCGATGATGCGGCGCGGGCGGAGTTGCGGGGCCGCGAGGCGGCCATCGCGTTGCTCGAGGAGCAGAAGCGCACCGCCGAGGCCGCGGCCAAGGCGATGAAGACCGAGAGCGAGAGCAGGCTGGCGGCGGAGAAGGAAATCGAGAAGACCCAGATCGCCATCGCCCAGAGCCGCGCGGCGCTGGCCCAGAGCCGGGGCGATGACCGCGAGGCGGAGTTCTTCTCATCCCAGGCCGCGTTCCTGCAGGCCCGCGCCGCGGCGATGGACGTGGCCGACCCGATCGCGCGGCAGGAGCTCATCGACCAGGCCCAGGCCGCCTACGAGGCCACGCAGGCCCGCATGAACATGACCAGGCAGCAGGAGCAGGACGCGGCCGCCGAGGCGATCCGGCTGCAGGAGGAGCAGTACCGCATCGAACTCCTGCGATTGCAGGGGCGGCAGAAGGACGCGGACCTGGCGGCCACGGCGCTGGAGTTTGAGCAGCGGCGGGCGGAGATCCTCAAGAACACCAGCCTGAGCGAGAGCGAGCGGACGCGGGCGCTGATCGCCAACGAGGCCCTGCGCGGACGCTTTGCCGCCGAGGCGAGCAGGCCCGAGCCGAGCAGTTTCACCCAGGCCCGCACGCTGGCGGGCGGGGCGATCAACGCGGGGCTGGCGGCCCAGGTCTTTGGTGTGTCGCCCGCGATGGCCTTTGCTCAGGCGACGGCCACGAGTACGCAGCAGACCGCGGCGGGTGTGCAGCGGGCCGTGGTGCTGCTGGAGAAGATCGCGGCCAGGGACGGGGGGGCGGTGTTTGGGTAGCCGCGAAGACGCGGCAAATGGGCAAATGGGCAAGTGGTCAAATGGCCAAATGAATGCGCCCCCTCCGCGGCGAAGACGCCGCACCTGCCCCGGTGGGAACCGGTGGAGGACCGGGAAGAAGCTGCGAAGGTGAAAGGAAGCGACCATGGCGACGGCGGAACTGATCACGGCTACGGGCAAGGCGCCGTCGCTGCGGCGCACCACCGACGGGTATGTTGGGCGGAAGATCTACCGCGTGCTCGGGGCCGATGATCTCGATGCGGTCTACGCGGCGACGGGTATGCCGGCGATGTTCGACGCCTTCAGCGCTGGCGCGGGTGCGCTGAGCCTGCTGCAGAGCATGGACCCGCAGTACATCGGCGGCGTGTCGCCCAATCGCCAGTGGGAAGTGACCTGCGACTTTGCGCCGCCGACGATCGGGGCGGCGCGGCGGCGGGCGATCGCCAACACGGCCTTCTGCGAGGAGGATGTCGAGAAGGACAGCGTGATCATCTACCAGCCCTGGCGGCCCGATACCGGAGCGCCGACCAGCGCGAGGCCCCTGGCCAACGGGCAGGGCGTGCCCCGGGAGATCAGCCGCAGGATCATCCGCGTGACGGTCTTCCGCTCGCCGAGCTGGTACGCGACGAACAACAACACGATCCTGAGTTACCTGGACAGCGTCAACGCCAACACGATCGCGGTGCCGCGGCCCTATGGCATCAGCGGCAAGCAGAACTACAACGCGGGCAAACTGCGGTTCCGGGGCATTCGAGCCCCGGAGGTTGTCGACGGCGTGCTGCGGTTCGTGCTGGAGTTTGTGGCGGCCGAGGATCACCTGGTGCGCTGGGCACCGGAGAACAGCAGCGGGGTGCTGGACTGGAGCGTGGGGCTTGTCAGCGCCAAGATCTACCCCGAGATCTCCTGGGACGCGGGGGTGCTGTTCCCATGAGCACGCAGCCGAACCAGACGCCGCTGCCGGCGATCCCGACTGTGCAGCGGCGTGATCCGATCACCGCCGAAGTCTTCAACGCGCTGGGCGCGGCGATCGCGCAGGTGCGCGAGCAGGGCGTTGCCGGAAGGCCCGCCGATGCGCTGCACGCCTTTGCGCTGCTGCTGGCGCGGATGGTGATCCCATGCCGCATCACGACCGCCAGCCACAACACGCCGACGGCGGCCGGGAGCGTGACGTACACGGTCACGGCGCTGGGCGAGAGATTCGAGCAGGCGAACATGACGCCGTACTACGGGCGGCCGAGCCGCGGAGATGACTGGGTGATTCATCCGTCGGTCGTTGGCGATCTGTGCTTTGTGGTGCGCGAGGTCGACAGCGAGGGGGAGCCGGTGGCGCGGCTGTGGATTCTCCGTGAGCAGATCGCGCCCGATGACTGCGTGAGTGCGGGCGGCGAGGGAGGTGTGTGAATGGCCCAGAAGATGCTGCGGATCAACGGCAAGGGCGGGCGGAAGGGCGGACGCGGGGCCACCGCCGCGTGCGCCGAGGAGTGCTGCGGTGATGGGTGGAATGGCGAGCCGCCGTGGGGGCCGGGCGGCCCGCCGCCGTGGTTCGACCCGTCGGCACCCCGAGGTCCGGAGTATGGCACAGGTTGTCCGCTTCCATTTCAGCCGCAGGGAGAACAGATAGCCCGATGTGCCGATGTTGGCACAAACGCGGTGTGTGCGAATTGTTGCTGTCCATTTCTGTGCAGGATGATCGACGATCCGAATCCGATCGACCCAAACGCGCCGCCTGGCACATACCTTATTCCGACCGACGAGTGCCAGATTGCAGGCATGACCGCGCGGATGCGATGGACCTTCAAGAGTCGATCCGTTCGAGCCGGCGGCGAGACGGTTGAAGAGCAAATCTTCGAGAGCAATGTCACGTGGTCGCAGCGGCCTAACGCGACCCCCGGAGACTGCTGTGAATGGTCGGGCTCCGCCACGCTAACTCGCATCAGGACAGACCCGGTTAGCGGCACCACCACGACGGTGAGCCAAGTAACGCCGCAACCCTTCAACTGCTTCGCCTCCGAACCATACCCCAACGGCCCATTCAGCGGGTTCTTTTCTTGCTTTGGCAGGCAGCCCCCGCCGCCTGACATCTTGGCGTGCGGGGCGTGCGAAGTGGACATCGTTCGGGCGTTCTTTGACTGCCGACGCTCCGCGTACTACAGGCTTCAGCGTCTCAATCTTGGTAATGGCGAGTTTGACGAAGCCGAATCTTCTGGGTTCAAGCAGTTCAGCGCACCAGGCTCTGGCGACCGAAGGAACCCCAAAGCGTACTTTACCGACACGCCAGAGTGCCGCGGCATTATCGGCGGAGGAGGGAACCTTCCATGACCTGCGGATGCGGACAGACAAAGGGCACGATCGCGTGTCGCAACGGCGCGAAGCGCGACGGACAGACGGTGACGCGAGCGGTCATCTGCGCGGCGTGCCCGAACATGCGGCAGACCGGCGAGCACGCCGATGCCGGCGTGTGCTCGCGGTCGGGGTACACGGTGGACGAGCACACGGTCTACGGCCTGCCTTGCCCCGAGGGCCGCCATCCGGATGCCAAGGGCGTGGTCAGCACGCCGATCACGATCGGGCGTGTGAGCGTGCGTGTGCGGACGCGGGGATCGCCGATGTGGCAACGGCTGGAGCTTTGGAGCCAGGGCAAGATCAGCACGCCGCTGGCGCCGAAGGTGCCCGGGTGCGGATGCGTGATTCCGCTCAAGCGAGCGGTCAGGGTCACGCTGTGGGCGGTGACGAACCTGGACCGGTGGTGGAGGGTGGGGCGGAGGCGAAGAGCCAAATGGTCAAATGGTCAAATGGTCAAATAAGGGTGGTTGGTGCGGTCGGCGGGTGGGTGTCAGCCGCCGGTGCGGGTGAAACGACCGACCTGGTTAAAGAACAGGAGCACGAAGAACGCCACGACCAGCAGGAAGACCACGCCGAAGAAGATGCCCAGGCAGACGGTGGCGATGAGCGTGAAGTTTGGACGCCGGAGAAGTTCGCACCGGGCGATGGGCTCGAGGAAAGCTGTGTGGGCCTTGAGCACGACAAGATCCGCGTGGATGCGGGCGAGGAGATCGGCGATGGCAGCATCGTGCGGAGGCGCCGAGGCGGGCGTGATGAGCGGTTCCGGCGCGGGCTGGCTGGCGGGCTGGGGCGGCTCGGGAGCGAGCTCGATGGCGTTGATGATCAGGCCCGCGCGGGTGGCCTGATCGCGGGCGGCGGCCTCGGAGGGTGCATCGAGCTTGGCGATCTTGCGGCGGCCGTCGATGACGGTGTGGATGTGATACCTGGGCATGAGGGAGGGCCTTTGATGATGATCGCGGTGAAGCGGCAAAGCAAAGAGAGCGGCGATGGTCGCGTGCGGGCGGGCGGGATCGTGGCTCCGAGACTCCTCTGCCCCTGCCGGGGCAGGAATGAAGGGGAAGGCTGTCCACGGGTTGCGCTGCGCTCCACACGTGGCTACATACCTCGGCCCCTTCGGGGCCGAAGAGTTATCCGGGTCGGCGTTTGGGGGCGGGCTTGGACGGGGACTGCTGAGGCTCGGTGGGCGCGGCTGGTGGAGGGGCTGGCGAGTAGTGGCGAATCTCCTGCTCCAGGATGTTCGGGCCGAGCGGGCTCTTGCGGGGGTTCGATGCGACGGTCATGACATGCTCATCGGAAGTGGCACCAACGGCGGTCGCGGGCGGCGGCGAGTTTTTGGCAAAAGCCGCCATGAGAACGTCATTGAGGTGCTGTTCGACGGCTGCTACGCCGAGCTCCGCGATGGCAACGCGCAGCTTTGCGATGAGCCGATCGGTGTCCGCAACGCTTGCCGGCGCCGTTCCTGATCGCACCGATTGAACTCCAAGGCGAGCCAGTATCGGGGCCGGCGGAAGCCCAAAGTGGCGGGCAACAGAAAACAGTTCATCCTCAGAAACTCCGGAGGAGTCGTGCAGCGCGATCACTACGGCGGTGACGCTCGGAAGTGTTGCCGAGCCTCTGTCATGCTCCATTCGCCAGACGGTGCGAAGATGCACGCCCGCCGCGGCGGCGAGTTCACTCTGCGTCAGACCCCGCCCCCGGCGAAGTTCTGCGACCGGGTTCATGCATGAGTCTTCCGTGTGTGGTGGCAATGTCAACAAACGCCCCAAACCGGGGATTTATAGACTTCTTTGACACTTGTGTTTGACATATGCCCTACGCATGGCACAATCCTCCCGTGCGTGCGTGGGGTTCAAGGCCCACGAAAGCCATCCAGCCCTCGGCGAGTTTCAACGCTCGCCGCGGGTTTTAGGGGCACGGCGACCGTGGATGGCCGCCGACCCGACAAGGCCCGAGAGGGCAGTGGAGCACGCGCGTGAACAAGACCAGACCCGTTGTACCGACACCACCAGCCGCAGCGATGCGGCTTGTGTTCGTTGAGGCCGAGGCCAGTGATGCCGCGATCCGAAGGCTGGTGGCGGCGGTGGTCAGGCCGGTGGCGCGAGCGGCTCGCCCCCTCCGCCTCCCAAATGACACTTGGGACTCGGCACCTCCCCGGTTGGCCAATCTGACGGTGGGCGGGGAAGGATCTGTGGGGGCGAAGGCTGTCCACGGGTTGCGCTGCGCTTCACCCGTGGCGACATCCCGCGGCCCCGTTGGGTCCGGGGGCCGCATCCCGATGGCCGAGGGCCAGAACGCTGGGGGTGGCCTGTGATCAGCGTGCAGCGAGATGAGAAGGGCCGGCTGCCGGCGCTGGGGGCCGAGGCCGCGGCGATGGGGCTCGAGCCGGTTGGCGAGTTCGGGCGGGCACCGAGGCCGCCGGTGGGGCAGATGGTGTACCGCCTGCCCGATGCGGTGACCGCCGATGTGTGGTCGATCGCCGAGGCGCGGCGGCGGGGGCGGGAACTGATCTGCGAGGCCCACCAGATCACGGCGCGGGCCGTGGCCGCGGGGCTGATCACCGAGACGCTGGTGCACTGCGGACGGGCGGATGTTGACCAGGTGGACTGGGTTCAGGTCGCCCAGCGGGCACGCAGCATCGGCATGCCGATCGACGCCAGCGGGCTCTACCACGCGGTGGCCATGACCTGGGCCAGCAAACGAGACGGGCTGTGCAAGTGGAGCGAGGGCACCGCCGGGGGCGGGACCGTGACGCAGACCCTGTGCTATCACGGGCTGGAGATCGTCGCCGGGCTGGCGGACCTGGACGGCACGCCGATCGGGCTGATGGCCAGGCTGCTGGGGGCCGAGCACGCGGAGTTCATACGCGAGATGGAGGCGGAGGAGAAGGCGCGGGGGCGGGCGCACGAAGACGCGAAGACGCGAAGGGAAGGGGAGCGGAGGGAAGAGGGGCAGGCCGGGCGGCAGGATGGGGGTGCGGCGTGAGGAGCAAGAGCAAGAGCAAGAGGAAGTGGGAAGGAGCGGGCGTGGTGATTGAGCCCGGGGCCGATGACGGGGGTGAGCCATGACCGCACTGCGGATTGAGTCGGGGGCGGCGGCTGGTGTTGCCGTTGGGGCTGGCGCTGGCGTGTACGCGCCGCTGGTGGTGCCGACGGTGGACGGGGCCACGCTCGAGGTGACCTGGGGGGCGAGTATCGCGCGGGCGGGGAGCCTGGCCAGCCTGGTGGCGGTGAAGAAGAAGGATCTGCTGCGGGCGCGGGTGCAGCTTGGGGCGTACCTGATCGCGGTGCGGCAGCAGCTCATGGCACGCGGCAGGCACGGGGCCTGGGGGCAGTGGCAGCGAGAGAGCCAGCTCCACGCCAAGCTGGTCAGCCGGGCGATCGCGCTGGGCGAGGCCTTTGGCCGCGACGGGGACATGAACGAGCAGGCGGTGCGGGCGGCGGCCAAGGACGCGGCCAAGCGGCTGGCCCAGGCGGGACACGCCACGATGGCGGCGCGGATCAGCCGCAACGCCGACGAAGGCCGGCTGAGCACGCACGAGGCCGAGATCATCGTCGGTGCCATCGGCGGGCCGGGGAGAACCCTTGAAGTTGGACCGATTGGTCCAACTCCGAGGGGAAATGCTGGGGGTGGATTGGCGGGGCTCTCCTCTGCCCCTGCCGGGGCAGGAGCGAGCGTGCAGACGTTTCCACGGGTTGCACACGTGGCTATTGGGGGGGCAGGCCGCGGCCCCTTCGGGGCCGAAGGCGAAGGCGGGGACCCCATCCGGCTCGAGGACTCGCCACCTCCCCCGTTAGGAAACGTGGGAGGATCAAAGACCGATGGCCGGGGGCCGATGGCCGCGGGGGTGGTGCAGCCGGCGGCGGTGCAGCTGAGTCTGGTGCCGATGTTCGCGGCGGCTGAGAAGGCGGTGGTGGCGGCAAGGGGGCATGCGCAGCGGGTGCTGGCTCGGATCAGCGTGAGCGCTGAGCGGGGGGCGGGGATCGACGCCGCGGCGGCCAGGGCGCTGGCGGCGGATGTGGCGGCGCTGGTG